AATTGTACTAATTGGTAAAAAACTCATATACCATCCTGCAAAGTCCGAAAGAATTCCTGATCAACTTTATAAATACAGTCGTAATACTTTTCCAGGTTTAGTTGACGATTTAGTTTTAACAGGTAAACATTCTATACTCGTAAATCAATTAAATGAATATGAAAAACAAAAAACAATAGAATTATTAGGGAATGATTTGGTGACTGACAATAAATATAAACTACCAAGTTGTATAGATAATAGGGCAAGTGTATACGAAAAACAAGGAAAACATACTATTTACCATCTTGCATTAAAAAATACAAATCCACATGGAAAATATGGAATTTTTGCAAATGGATTGTTAGTAGAAACATGCTCAATCTATATTATGCAATTTCATTCAAATATGAAAATATTCACAAATAAATTACCTTTATTGATTAATGTTTAGTTGCCAAACGGTATAAAATAAATACTCCCAATAAATAAATACCATATTCATATGTTTTAAAAATAACATCATTAGGGAGAGGACTATATTGTAATGTCATACCATTTCTACATTTTTCTCCTGTAACTGGATTTGTATTATTTGAAAACCAACATGGATTATATTCTGCTATATCTGAATCACATACATATTGTTCTTCTTCCCCTGTAGCATTCGTAATATCTCGTATTGGCATTTTAATTTTTTGACATGAAGTTTCTTTATCAAACGCACTAAATATTTTAAATGGATTTATATAAGATAAATCCCCCAAAACACCTGGGACAAGACCTTCGAATGCTGTTAATTGTACACCCATGCCAGATGAAATAAACGGTACTGTACCATCAGGTACATTGTTAATAAATACATATCTAGTTTGTGTAGTACCGTCTTTATCTTTACATGTTCCACCTGTATTCATAAAATATTTATTTCCTAACGGACCACCTCCAGATTGTCCTCTAGAATTACCACTTACCAATACTTGTACATAATCCCCTAAAGCACTTATATTTTTTCCTAGAGCATTTGCTCTGGGCGAAGAACCAAGTTCTTCTGGTTGTTTTATAAATTTCGAATATGGATATGTATGGTCAGTGTTATTTAAATGACTCATATAATAATAGTTATATTTATTCTTGGGCATATTTTTTTACTTGTGGATCTGGCATATTTGCTTGTAAAGTATTTATTTGATCAGTTACTGTATCTGCTGAATCCTGTAAATCTTTGATGACAGTTTCATTAATAGTAAGTTTACTTAGTTTATCTCGTATACTTTCTATTTCCCCTTGTTGGGATTGAACTACATCCATAGGAGTACTGTCTAATCCTTCTTTGTAATGTGTCATTACCCACCATACCAATAACCCAATACCAATACTAGTTAATATAAAATTCATATATAGTTATTATATAAATTAATTTTGAGTTTTATATACTTGATCTGCTAAACTACTTAATTGTTTTGAATTCGCATCATTTGTATTTTGAACCGATTGGACTAAAGTTTGTAAATCTAATAATTTTTTAACATCTGCTTGAAGACTTTCAATGTTGGATTGATTTTGTTTAGCAAGAGATACACAATTTGTTTCATCATACGATTGATATGTTGTTGCTCCTTCACGATTACACCGTGGTGGAAACCAATTAAAAAATAATAAAATTAATAAAATTGCTAAAATAAGAATCAACATATTATTGACATATATTTTTTAGTATATAAATATATGTCAAACAATAAAAAGTATAAAAAACAATTAATATATACTAGTAAAATTACTAAAAATAATACAACACCAAATGAATTTAATCAACCAATTATTTTACCATCATGTCCTGATGAAATTGAAAAAAATAAACATTCGGTATTAAGTACATGTTACCCCACATGTCGTCCATTAAAAATATATCGTAAACAAGGTATAACTTCAAATATGCCTACTACTATGAGTAGTAAAGATATGTGTATTAGTGATTGTTCTACTGCTAAAGAAGTCGGTTTACCACTAAAATTACTTGGAAAAAAAGAAGATGGTCAAACTAAAATGTGTAAAGAAAATACACAAGGACCGGTTGACACCAATAATATATCCAATACTTGCCGTCATATGAAAGGTAATATAATGAGTTTTAGTGGAAATGCTAAACTTTCAAATTCAGTTCAACCTACTTTGTATAATATTAATAATAATACTACGCCATATTATACTGATTATTTATCCTATATTCGTGGTCGGGGAAATACTTATATGGCAAAATTGAATAAGAAAAATATACCAAATACAGATTATACAAATCCAATCAATAGTGCATATTATGAAACAACGGAAGGTCTCCCATGTAATCCATATATAAAAACAATTTATAAACCAAATAATCAAACATTTGCTTGCCAAGGAGCAGTAACTTCGTCTACACGAATAGAAAGTTTAAAACTGAATACAATACAAACTAATAATGCATCTTTTATGAATCCATTTAAAACTAAAATTTTCTATTCTCCTGATCCTATATTTTTTTCTAAAAATAATGTAAATAAATGTTATAATATTGTAGCAAATACTCCACCAAAACAAGCAGCATTATTTGCTATACCTGGTGTAAAATGCTAATATGGTTTAAAAATAATATTCACTTAATATATGTCGTCTATTGGAGAATCTGTAATGGAAATTGGCAAAAATACGGTAAATTTAGGATTAAATGTTACAAAAAATACAATAAAAACGGCGGATGATGCGCAAGGTCTTGCTTTTGATTTAACACAAAATACATTACAAACCGCAAACCAGGCACAAAATACTGCTTTTAAATTAACACAAAATGCGTTAACTATAACTAAATCTGCCGGTAAAACAACAAGTGATTTGGTAGATGCAAGTCTTATTGCTACTAGTGAGATAGGTAAAAGTGGATTATCAGAAGGAACAGTAGTAGCAAAATCATCCATGGAACAAACTTCTAAAATAGCAGTTGCTGCTTTAGAATTTACAGGAGATACTACAAAACAAACAATACAAACAGTAGGACGTGCTGCTACAAATGTGTTTTCAACGGTAGATAATGCGCTGATCAAAAGTAAAATAGTATTGGATGCAAAACGCGAAGCAAATTATTCAAAAACAAACGAACAAAAGAAAAAAGCAGTTATTGGTATAACAGAACAATTATTTTCGGACAATATACAAGCATTAGCAAATAGTTTATCTGATTTTATATCTGATAATCAATCTATGATTCATAATTTAATTAAAATGTTAAAATCAAATAAATGTAAACAAGGGTATTTTAGTACAAAATGCGAAGACAATGTATTGGATTTTATTGCATCTATTAACAGACAATTAACTAATTTGACTGCTTTTTCAAAACAAAACATAGAACGTTTAAAGGGATTAAAAAAAAAATTAAAAGGAAAAATAGTTCCTTTGTATAATTTAGACGTAACGGATGAAACTTTATTTCAAATGATGAATGCCGAATTAAAAATATTACTTTCCCCTTTTTATGTAGAAGCATCATCCATTTTTGAACGTACTATAACTGAATTTGAAGAGTTAATAGAAAAAATTACAAAATCTATTAGAAGTCAAGTATTGGTTGAAATCCCAACAACAATATCTTCACATGTACCACAACCCACTGTTCCATTAGCATTACCTCCTTCATACGAACAACAGGGACAACTAGTTCCATATGTAAATAAAGCACCCATAGAAGTGGATGGAGGACGTCGCAGTAAAAGAAATGTACGAAGAAAATCTAAAAAATCAAGAAAATTTAAACGAAAGTAAACGGTTAAAAATTTTCTGTAAATCCAATAGTAGTGGATGTGTCTGCTAAACTATATTCGCCTACTCTTTTTTCAAAAAAGTTAGTTTTTCCTTCCAATGAAATTAATTCCATAAACGAAAATGGATTTTTAGAATGATAAAGAATAGGATATCCTAATTGAATTAACAACCGATCCGCAACAAATTCTATGTACGTTGACATAGTTGTTGCATTCATACCTATTAATCTACACTGTAAAGCATCGTTTATAAATTCTTTTTCAATTTCAACTGCTTCTTGTACAATCATTTTTACAGTTTCATTGTCTAATGGTTGTTGTAATTTGTACAATAAAATAGCAAATTCAGTATGTAACGATTCATCGCGACTAATTAATTCATTACTGAATGTAAGGCCTGGCATAATACTACGAGATTTTAACCAATAAATACTACAAAAAGCACCTGAAAAAAATATTCCTTCAATACACGCAAATGCTAATAATCGAGTAGCAAAAGATTTCTGCGAATCAATCCATTTTAATGCCCAATCTGTTTTTTTCTGAATACACGGAAAATTTTCCATCGAATGAAATAAAGATAATTTATAAACCGGGTCTTTGATATATGTATCTATAAGTAAACTATACATTTCCGAATGTATATTTTCCATCGCAATTTGAAATCCATAAAATGCGCGTGCTTCCGATAATTTTACATCTAACATAAATCTAGAAGCAAGATTTTCGAGTACAATACCGTCACTTGACGCAAAAAATGCTAAAATCATAGAAATATAATGCCGTTCTTCATTATTTAATTTATTCCAATCTTCAATATCACTAGATAAATCTACTTCTTCTACTCGCCAAAAAGAATCTATTTGTTTTTTATACATATGCCAAATAGATTGATTTTGAATAGGGAACATTGTATATGTTTCAGACATTATATATATTTAGTTGATATATTTTAAATTAGTTTTTTATTGGATTTGTTAAAAACTATATATTTCATGTCAATTTTTGATTGAACATACAATGGAGGTTCTTCAATATAAGTTTGATGAATAAATAAATTGTATTTGGATATTTTATTTTTACAACCTTGTTTTATTGCTAGTAAATGATAAAATATATGTTCACAGCATTCTATACATTTATCATTTATAGAAGCATTTATATTATATTGTTTTATATAATTTAGTGTCTGTATTCGTTCTTCGGGTGTAATTAATTGTTTTACATTAGAATATAATCCATCATAATAACAATTTTTAAACTGTTTTGTTTTATAGATACAAAATCCATTAAACGCAGATAACACATCAATGCTATTTGATGTAGAGTGTTTTATTTTGTTAATAATATCTTTTTTCATATTGATTACTATAGTAGGGCTATCATTTCCAAATCCCCAACAATGATGTTTATAATTATCAAATAATAATGCCCATATATCATAAAAATCAGGACGATTAAATGAAATTGAATCCCAATCATCATTATCAAAATTGTTTAAATAACTATGAATAAGGTTGACATTCCATGGCATAATATTTACACTATCACAATCTATTGCTATATGATAATGAATATTATTCAATTCATTGTATACTATGTTTAAACATTCATTCCTTGCTGTTGCGATACGAACTGTTCTGTATTTACTTGTATTTTTTATATTTCGAATAATTACATTTTTATTTTTCGATTGATAGTATTTTAATATATTGTTTGTATTATCGGTACAATTATCATATATAAATATAGAAAAAATAGTAATATTATTAGTTTTTAATCGATTAATATTATTAAATATATAATTTAAATATGGTTCGCAATTTCTCACACAAAAACATAATGCTATATTCATTATATTATATCATATAAATTTAATCCATGTTGTAACCATTTTGAAATTCTATCTGGATGTAAAGCAATGGCTAAAAGTTCTTCATGAATAAGTTCATTTCGTTTTTTTGCCATTTTTTGATAATTATATTGAAAAATTGCTGGATTTAAAGATAAATGATACCATTGAATAAACTCTTTATTTTCTTCTAAAAATTCAATAGCAGATGGGTTAGATGACAATATATACCAATTTATTTTATGTTTAGGTATTGTTTTAAGTAGTTCAATTGCTTTTGGATGTGTGTTTTTACATAATTGATTCAGATTAATTCGGGATGGATTTTCCATTAAAAGATCCATCGCAGAAGGATTTGAAGACAATACACTCCATTTTATTTTATCCGGATGTTGTTTTAATATTTCTATCGCAGATATATTGGCAGATAAAATACTCCAATCAATGTGTTCTATATATCCAGTATCAATCATTTGTTGAACTAGTTGAATCGCACCCGGGTGTGGATTGGCACATACATACTCTAAATACAATTCAGATGAAGGAATAAGTGAAAATGTAGTTGGGTTAGATTGAAGTAATTGGCGTGATACTTGTTTATGTTGTAAATAAGATTGAATTAATGGTATTGCTGCTGGATTTGTGTTGGAACATAATAAAGTAACATTAATTTTATCTTTGTTTTTTAATAATAATGGTAATGCTCCAGAATTCCCAGATAACAATAACCAATCTTTTATAACATAATGATTAGATGAAGTCATATAATCATATACATTTGGGTTAGCATTTAACGCGATGTGACTTAATTTAGAAGGCGGAATCCAAGATAAAAGTTCCATTGTTTGATAGTATTAATATTTTGTAACCACTTCAATTTTAATTATTTTTAGATGGGGATGATACATATTTTGGTATACCTGTTGCTTTTAATATATTACTGGGTCGCATATCATACGCGAAAAAAAGGACAATTATACCTACTAAAATTAATATAAAATCAAATAATATACGAAAATCCATATACTATAATATTATTCTAATTTTTCTAAAATTTGTGTTAATAATTTTTTAATTAAAATTAGTTCAGCATGTACATCAATTGGATCAAATATATTGTGTAATGGTGGAGTTTTTGTTTCTTGAATGGCTTGAATTCGTTCTTCAAAAAATGATTCCCGTACCCCAACATCTTTTTGATTTACAGGAAGAACATTAATAATTGGAATAATTAAACTTAAAAAATATTTATTTTTTTCGTTTAATGGTTGTTTTATTTTATCGGAAATTTCAATATAATGTTCAAATAATGTCATAATTAATTGTTTATCGTGATCACTGCGTAATATATTACTTTCACAAATAATATTCCATAATAATGCTTTATTTTCATTTGTATTCATACTTTATTTATTATCTAATCTTTAATTTACGAATTAAAATATTTTTTACGTAACATTTGCATCTTTTTATCAGGGAATGTTTTTGTGCCATTAAAATAATTATAATTTTTAGTTTCAAGCATAGTAATAATAAAAAATAAAGTGTACATTCCGCATTCTGTATTACCAAATTGATGTTCCACAGGATAATTTTTTAATAATTCAAATTTATTATTTTGATTTTGAATTTGATCTACTAAATGCTGAATATTTTCATGAATATCTTCCCCAGTTGAATCAAAATAATAAATTTTTTTCCTGGGAATATGAACAAATAAAGATACCCAATGTGTACCTGGACCTTCATGTGTATCTAAATTAAAAACAATACCAATATATTTATACTTAGTTGTATTTACATTGAATTCACATAATTCTTGCCATACACAATTACCATCTGATTCTTTAAAAAAATAATCTGATGGAGATGGACCTAAATATTTAAATTCAGGATATGCTTTTTCATATTGTCGCAATACAGATGTAATATCTGTACTTGATAACCATTCTGTTTCATTTTTTTTCCATGATTCTGGACTTTTAGGAGCAAATGCGTCATTAAATTTTAAATTTAATTGTTTTGCCCAACATGATTCTTTTTTACATTCAGTTAAAGTTTTATTTAATTCTAACCAAATACCTACTGGTGTTACCGATTTAATTTTTTGTGTTCGAGTTAAATTATTCTTTTTTTTCATTTCATATAAATGGTTACTTGTATAACAAGAATACCGTTTGTGAGTTTTCTTAACAATTGGCGAACATATTTCAGGCTCTATTTTTATCATGTATTAAAAATATATTTTTTTGTTTCTGCTTTACAAGAACATTTATTTTTTTAGGAGCAAAAATATATTCATCACCTTGAATTGGAGCAATTTCTTGTGGTTTTTCTTCATTTTCATATTGTTCCATTTTTTTAAAATATTTCATACAATCCGATATATATGTTTCAAACGATAAATATATATCATTATTTATATTATTTTCAAACATAGATTCTGTTAATTCTAATATACGTTTTTTATATGCTGGATCATATTCTTGTTTAGGGGTAACATATTGTATTTTTTTACGTGAATTAATTAAATAAGTCATTGTTGCTGGATCCATTATACATGTTCTATTTATTTTTTAAACTTAATTTTAATCTCGCGAAAGGGATTTGAACCCTTGACCTGCGGATTTACAGTCCGTCGCTCTACCAACTGAGCTATCACGAGTAGACACCCAATAACGGAATTGAACCGTTAAATTATATTCTCCCGCAAATATAATTTATCCACATTGGGCATATTTTATATATAACATACTATTTAAATCCTTTTTTATAAATTAATAGTCATGCTTAAATAAGTTAGAACACCAACCATTAATGAACGAACAATTAATGACATGTCATCATCTTTAACGCCTAACTTTTTTACCATTTTAAATACAGGAGAAGATGCCATTAAAACGAAAATGAGCATATTTACAATACTTCCAACAACTTTATAATCCATAAATATATGGAATATTATTTTTTCCTAAATTGGAATAAAAAAATCAGAACACCATGAAATCCATTTTTCATTGCTTTCATCATTATATTGTAAATGTTCGATATGCATTTGTCCATACGTAAAATTTATTTCATTTATTTTAGTATTAAAATAAACAGGAATATGTATATTTTTATAATTATCAATATTTATTTTTTTTTTAAAATCATTACAAATGATAAATTTTACTAAATTAGTATTTTTAATAGATTGAGGTTTATAAATATAAATGTTTGTATAACAAGCACATAAAATATATAACAATTGTATATTTTCTAATATATAACTATCGGTTAATTTCAAAAAACACATCCCTCCTAAAATTTGATTATTTAAACAATATTCTACTTGTAATTTAAATGAATCTATATCACAGACAATAAGTTGTGATGGGGAATTTGTATTATAAATGTTACATTGCTTTATCCAATTTAATGCTTCTATACATGCATTACTTCCTAAATATTGTATTTCTGTATTTATATTAATTTTATTTGTGATTAATAATTCTAACATAACAAAAAAATATTTTTCAATTGGTTTATATTTACTTATTATACTAATTTTGTCTTCAATATCATTAGT